CCCCCTTCATCCACCGGATAGGATCCAAGAGGTGTGTTACCTTGAGAAATGCGTCGCGCGTTTCCTCTGAGACGGGAGGGGTCGCATTAGAAACGTCTGTATTTTCCACGAGTTGCACTTTGCAGGGTCCGGAAGTACCCGAAATATCGATCCCAGTTACTCGGAGTTTCGAGTCCAGCCAAATCTGGTTCGTCTGGTGTTTAGTGATGCGGTATAGTTTACTCAGCGCAGGAAAATACGTCTGTAAATCGTGAAAGCCACTTACTTTAGAGAGTTTCTCCGCCATGGGCGCTATCCGGAAACGAGGAGTAGGTAAATTCATACCCCGGGATATTTGTTCCATTCTTACAAAACCCTGTAAATGTTACATCGCATAGTACCGCACTTGCCGCCACGGTTAATGCCTAGACAAAAAAGTTTTCCTATAGTCAGACAACTATGGCAGCAGCAGTCAATGTATCACTGAGGAAATTCGATATGCGCAAAATCCCCCAGGATGCGGTGGTGATTTTTATCGGCCGTCGTCGTACAGGCAAATCCACCCTTGTTCGCGACCTTCTGTTCCATCACCAAGAGATGCCGCTGGGTACAGTGATTAGCGGTACAGAAGAATCCAACTCCTTCTACGGAAAAATGATTCCGCCGCTGTTTATTCATGGCGAGTTCTCCCCGATTATTCTGGCCAACTTCGTGAAGCGGCAGAAAATGATCATGGCTCGTATTCAGCGTGAACAACAGGGGGGGGCAAAGTCCCGCCTCGACCCGAGATCATTTATGATTCTGGATGACTGTATGTATGATGACTCTTGGACACACGACAAGAATATTCGCTATTTATTCATGAACGGCCGTTGGCTGAAAGTATTCTTTATCATTACAATGCAATATCCTCTTGGGATTCAGCCGGCTCTCCGGACTAACGTGGATTTTGTCTTCATCTTGCGCGAGCCGTATGCAACGAATCGCAAACGCATCTTCGAAAACTACGCATCGGCATTCCCGAGTTTCGAGTTTTTCTGTCAGATTATGGATCAGTGTACGCAGAACTATGAGTGTCTAGTCATAGACAATACGAGCCAATCGGCGAAACTGGAGGACTGTATTTTCTGGTACAAGGCCGATATTCACGGGGATTTCCGTATTGGTGCGCCCGAGTTCTGGCAACATTCTGCCAACTACTATCGCGACAAGGAGGAAGAGGATGCGAATCAGTATGACCCGAACGCCGCAAAGCGTTTGAAAGGGCCGTCTATTCAGGTGAATAAGAAGTTCTAAAGACACACTAGCAATAGGTGGAGATGTCGGAATTGTATAGTGCCTTATTACTAGGTGTGATTGCAATATGCCTTCTCATATATGATCGTGTCGTTCGTATCAACCCCTTTTTGGTAAAGGAGGGTTTCCAAGTACGCGGCGCACAACAGTCCTGTGGAGTAGATATGCCTCCTTGCGAATTCCCCACTCGTTGTATAAACGGGTTTTGCTGTAACGCCGATAAGCGCCAGTTACTCGATAGAAATCCCCTTCCGGTATTACCTTAAAATGTAGTTTCTGTATAGAATGAAGTTCCGTGGTGGATATAGTATTGCGGGATTATTCTTAGTACTCGTTTTGGCAGTGTCCCTGTTGCCGTTGTTACGGCGGACATTTGCGCGTTCATTTCCGGAAGGATTTCAAGCCATGGGCGAGGCCTTGACGGGGGTGGATACACGGAAGGGGGATTGCAAGGGGGTAAACTGCCAAGAAGGTGAGTTCTGCCAGGAGAATGTGTGCCGCCCTGTATACCCCTCCATTACAAACACCTATTTCCCTAGTTCCATGTCATAAAAGGCGACAAAATCAGTGGTCGATGGTTTATAAAACCACGTGCCATAGATTTTTAGGTAGAGCCCGAGAGATCCGTCTTTGAAGCCGAGGCCATCTTACGAGCCATGGCCAAATCGGCAGGACCCTCAGATCCGAACATACTCGAAAAGGGAGTCGCGTCCGCAATGGATGTGGTCTCTCCCGCGGGCTCAATGCTGGAGACGGCGTGCTTCGAGCGAGGAGCATCCCGACGCTCCTTGTGAAACAGCTCGCGCTGCTCCTCATTCTCCTTGTACTTCTTCATCAGCGTGTTGAGCTGATCCTCTGCATACTCCTGCTCGGCAACCTCGCTGGGCTCGGGATCCCACGGCAGCCATTTGCCCACCTCCCCTACAAAGATATTGTGGAGTGTGTCGAGGCGCTGTAGCTTCTTGGAGCGAGCAACGGCCTCCGCTTGAGAGCCATATACACCCCGAACCTTCAGCCCCCGAACAGTCGTCCGGAACTCATTCTTGGCGTAGAACTCATCCTCCAACTTCGTGCGATTTGCGTAGAGATAATCATCGTACTGCTCCTTGAGCGACGACTCGCGCAGCTCCTTCTCGTTCTTCTTCACAAAGGAGTGGAACTCGTCCATGGTGGAATCCACACGAACCTTGGAACTACGACAAATCTCTGCTGCGCCACTCAAATCCTTTTGGAGAAGAGAGTCGGCCTCGGCATCCAGTTTCTCGTTAATCTTTGTGAGTGTATTCATCAAATAGGCCTCGAGATTCTTTGTCCGGCTGCGAAACTCGTAGGTCTGCAGGAACTTGCTGAAGAGGAAAACGTTCTTGTCGTTCAAGACCTTCTCCGGACTTAGGAAACTCAGTAGGCAAAACTTCTGGCCAGGAATCTCCCCATCCTCCTCTAAGAAATCCTCGCGTTCGGTGGGCTTTGACATTCTGTCCTAAGAATGGAATCTCGCTTTAGACGGAATACGCGCGCAGAGAAAAAATCATTACGGAATATAGAAACCATGGATCCTACTTCTGAGATACTAAACCGCGTAATAAAGTATTTGGTCGAGGGTCTGTTTGTGGCGATGGCTGCGATCTTTGTTCCTCGTCACCGCCTGCCGTGGGACGAGATTGTGACGCTGGGCGTGGTGGCGGCGGCGGTGTTTGCGATTCTGGATGTGGTGAGCCCGAGCATCGGGGCTACGGCACGCCAGGGTGCAGGCTTTGGGATTGGCGCCAATCTCGTCGGCTTCCCTGGTGCACGGCTCTAAAGCGGGCATTTAGTTAGATGAGAATGGTGTCAAAACGTTCCTTGTTGCTGACGTCCCGTCAGCAACAAGCGGTATTGGCGCTAACTTAGTGGGATTCCCTGGAGCAAGGCTCTAAAGAGCCTCACTTAATGCAGGCCTCGGTTGACCCTCCATAAACTTCAAATGACGCTTGCTTCCTCGATGAATCTCCGCATGATTCATTGTATATCTACCGCCACAATCACACGTATGTGATTCTGACAGTTTAGCCTTGTTCTTCTCCCTATAGATCTTTTCACGCTCTTTCGCCATTTCCTTATTGGCTTCCCGATAGGCCTTAAACTTCTCCTGAATGACGGCCTTGTTCTTCTCATAATATTCTTTGCCGCGCTTCTGGATCGCCTCCTTATTCTCTTCTGCATAACGTTTACGCTCTTCTGTGAGCCGTTCCCTGTTATTCTCAGCCCATGCCGTCTTCCTGGCTTTCACTTCCTCCTTATGCTCTGCCGTATATGCTTTCTGTTTTTCAATGATTTCAGTCTTATTCGCCTCGTAATAGGCTTTTCGCGTTGCTTTTACGGCTTCGGGGTGTTCAGCCGCATACATGGCACTATATTCTCGCCTTGCCTCTGCATTCTCTTTTCTGTAGGCGGCGTGGTAGGCATCAACGCGCTGCTTGTTGGCTTGTAAATATTCCTTCTGCTGTTGTAATAAGTCTTCAGGAGTCAAATGCGCCTTATTAATATTTAGGCACAAGGGATCTGAGAGGGACTTTCTAATGTGTTCATTTTCCCTTTTTAAAAGATCATTTCTGGATGTACATTCTACCTCTTCTACACACACGATTTTAACATGTTCCCATCCACATCCAAGAATATGTGCATATACTTTACGTTCTGGGAACAAAAGAGAGTGTTGCTTGTGATGATACAGCCTATATTTTAACTCAGTTTTAGTCGAACCTATGTAATAATGTCCATCTTCGCATAATAGTTTATAAACCTGACCAGTGTAACTTGCCGCCGCCGTATTATTTTCTTCCGCCATTCTATATATACTCCGGTGAGATTTTTTAAGTAGGCTGCCTGCCGGGATATTTTAATGGGGTTGCAATCTACCCCGTATTTATGTCATGTTAACGCGTGCATCAGACACTTCGTATAAACTGCCAACTCAGATCTGCACATATCAACTCCCAGATCTTATCCTGTATATAGAGCTTATCGCGATTTTTTAGCAGCGGAAACGAGGGCAGATATTCGTCCAAGTCAAGCAGCTCGCAGAATTTGTACAAGACATAGGAATATGACAAGAAGTTGCTCCGATCTTTCGGACAGTTCTTCTGGAACGACGGCTGAATCTCCTTGAACATGTAACGCAACTTCTCCTCCACCTCCCGCGTCATCACGGGTGCATTCTGCCCATTGAGACGATTGATGATATGTGGGACATGCTCATAATACTTGTTGTATTTCAACTTCTTCAGAATCTCACGCACCTTCTGCCTCGCAAGCGTTCGATAATCGAGAATACGCTCCTTTTTGAGTTCGGCACAAATGGCGTCATACACCTCCTGTGGAATCTCTGTGCTTTCCTTGGCCTGAAACTGCGCCAGCCACTCATTGAAATGGTTAATACGCTTATAAGCGTAATAACTGACCTCCCGAGGAGGATCCTTGTAACTCGGTTTATCGGAGTCAATCAAAATAAACTGCTGATAACCACACGATGTGCACGTAAAAATCGCCTCGTTCGCGCTGAAAATCATCTCCTTTTCGCACTCGGGACACTCTCCATATGTATCATTCTCCATCGCATTTGCACTACGCGCATGTTCCGGATGAAATTTCAGCAAATACTCCTCCAATAGTTTATCTCTGCGTAATACCTCCCCTGGGTTTTGTTTGACGGGCACTACTTCTGTAGTACCCTGTGTTGCCGCCGCCGTTTCCAAGGCAGCGAGAACAGATCCCGCCTTTGCCTTCACACCCGCCCGCTTTACAACAGGCTCCACTCCCCTGTTTATCTTGTCCTGTATTTCGTAATAACTATACATAATATCCCCGGCATCAAGGAAATATTCGAGAAGATCATTCTTATGTTCGGAACGACTCACCTCGCGCTCTAGTTTCTTTTTCTCATTCTGCATCTGTTCATAACGCACTTCGTCCTTTACCGAACTGGAATCAGCCTGTAGTTGTTGGATCTGCTGCTTTAATGCAGCGTTATTATCCCCCTTTTCGGAGATCGATTGTAAACGAACTTGGTGAAGGCGATCCAAGGTAGTTCGCGCTTCAGGATTGCTTCGTTTCGTCGGACGTATTTTGAAAAAGGCATCCTGTGACATTCCTCCTATAGAGCGTTCGATAACTCTGTTTAGGCTAGGGTTCCTTAAAAATGGGCGCGGAGATCTTCTCAAAAAAGAATGTCCCCGGCACAAGGCAGAATTCCCCCCCTTTTTACCTTAAATCGCCTATAAAGCCCCCGGCACACGGAAAATTCCCGAAGTTTCCCCCCTCTCGCGAAAATTATTTCTGCGGAAGGGGTATAACAAAATGACTGGTGGTGGCTTGATGCAACTTGTTGCTTATGGCGCGCAGGATGTGTACCTCACGGGCAATCCTCAGATTACTTTTTTCAAGGTGGTGTACCGCCGCCACACCAACTTCGCGATGGAGTCTATTGAGAACCCCTTCAACGGCTCTCCTGGCTTCGGCAAGCGTGTGACCTGCACGATCCAGCGTAACGGCGATCTGATCCACCGCATGTACCTGCAGGCGACTCTGCCGGCGGTGACCCTCCAGGGCTCTGACGGCTCTGGCGCGCAGTTCCGTTGGCTCAACTGGGTGGGCCACAACCTGGTGCGCAGCGTGGAGATTGAGATTGGCGGCCAGCGCATCGACAAGCACTACGGCAACTGGATGCACATCTGGAATGAGCTGTCCCAGGAGGCGGGCAAGCAGGCCGGCTATGCGAAGATGGTGGGCAACGTGCCTGCGCTCACCAACCTGCTGGTGCAGGGCGGCGAGCCTTGCGACGATGACTGCGCGGGCGGCGAGCCCAACATGTCCAACGAGCTCCAGAACTGCGCGCCGGCGTACACCCTGTACATCCCTCTGCAGTTCTGGTTCTGCCGCAACCCTGGTCTGGCGCTGCCCCTCATTGCGCTCCAGTACCACGAGGTGCGCATCAACCTCGAGTTCAACGACCTCCGCAACCTGTGCTGGGACACCACGCCCCAGATCACCTCCAACTACCACACGATCCGCGACCGTGTGGCGGCGGCCAACCTCCAGGCGGCGTCTCTCTACGTGGACTACATCTACCTGGACACGGACGAGCGCCGCAAGTTCGCCCAGGTGTCTCACGAGTACCTGATCGAGACCCTGCAGTTCACGGGTGCGGAGTCCATCACCTCCTCCGCGAACAAGCTGAAGCTGAACTTCAACCACCCTTGCAAGGAGCTGGTGTGGGTGGTGCAGCGCGACTCCTTCGTGTCTTGCGACGACACGGTGATCAACCCGTGGAAGGGTCAGCAGCCGTTCAACTTCTCCGACTGGTGGGACCGCTCCGTGCTGGAGTCTGGCTACTCCGTGACCCGCGTGGAGGGCATGGCGGGCAAGAACCCTTGCGTGACGGCGCTGCTCCAGCTCAACGGCCACGACCGCTTCCAGGTGCGCGAGGGACGCTACTTCAACGAGGTGCAGCCCTTCCAGCACCACACCAAC